TGCAAATGCATTCCCGCAAGTACCACAAAAGGGCTTTCAAGAAACTGTACAAGTAGGTATTATTAGAAGTCCTATGGAAATGGGGCCTGCTAAAGTGCGTAGGCGTAATGCTAGAGTTAGTACAATGAACTTGAGTTTTATCCTAACTACTCAGCAAACTCAGACCCTAGAAAGCTTTATAAAAAGCGATATTCGTGGTGTGGCAAGGTTTAACTTTCCACATCCACGACTGCTGGGCACTACAGTAGAGGCAAGAATTATACCACAAGGCGACGGTGAATTCTATACATTATCATATTTAGCACCAGGTTACTGGAGTGCTAGTTTAACATTTGAAATACTGCCATGAGAGGATTAAGCCAAGCAGCTATACAGGCAATGTATTCATCAGAAACTGATGAAGCAATTATACTATTATTAACTGTATATAGCATTGCAGATAACACAACACCCGTTTTACGTCTTGCTGATAATTTTACTAAAAGGCTAACCAGCTATACTACAGACACTGATGTAGTATATGGAGTTACCAGCAATAGCCAAGACTTTATATTTTTTCCAATGGATATAACGCTGCCAGGGGAAAGTGATGATGGTAGCTCTAATTGTACCATTGCTATTAATTATGCAAGCAAAGACTTAATTGAATTTATTAGAACTAATTTAACTTCGCCAGCTAAAATCCTATTACAACTTGTACTGACTAATAATCCCAGTTATATAGAAGCAGCTTTTACAAACTTCTATATAACTGGTGTAACTTACAGTGCTCAAGGTGTTAATCTTCAACTAAGCATGATTAATTATAGCACAGAACCTTTTCCAGCCTATAATTTTTCTCCAAAATATTTTCCAGGACTATTCTAATGTGGCACAATAAATACATAGGATTACCCTACAAACATAATGGCAGAGAATATTCAGGCACAGATTGCTGGGGATTGGCACGTCTGGTATATCAAGAACAATTTAGTATTGATCTGCCAAGTTTAGTAGAGGATTATGATGGTAACAGTGGTAAAAATATTCGTGAATTAGTAAGTATTCAAAAAGAATCTTGGCAACTGGTTACTAGTCCCGAAGTCCCAGACCTATGTGTATTTAAGATTTTAGGACAACCTACTCATATTGGTATCTACATTGGTAATAGAAATTTCTTACATATTAATGAAGGTCACAGTAGCATAATTGAGTCATTAGACAATCCCAATTGGTCAAAACGACTAGAAGGTATTTATAGATATTATCCTAATCAAATTCAACTAACTGGTACGCCTCATCCATTACGTACCCAAGAAGTAGTTACTGATATTGTACCTGCAGGAAAAACTCTAGAAGAAATTTCTGTATATGTTAAACAAAAGTATGAAATTAGTGATAGGTTATTTGCAAGAGTAATTTTATCTGTTGATGGTGTACCTGTAGACAGAGTACATTGGCATACTAGAACACTTCTACCAAGTGAGACTGTAGCCTATAGAGTATTAGCAGGAAAAAATTCTGGTAAAATTCTTAGAACAGTTTTAACAATTGCAGTAGTTGTAGCTGCGGCTTATACCGGTGGTTTAGCTTATACAGCACTTGGTGGTGGAGTTGCGGGTACTATTGGGTATATAGCTACATCTTATGCAGTTACTTGGTTAGGTGGTAGATTAATTAATGCAATTGCTCCAATTAGACTACCTACTCAAAATGATCCAGGTACTCCAGGTACCTTAAACTTATTCAACGGTACAAGTAACCAAATGAATAGGTTTGGTGCAATTCCTGTTGTATTAGGTAAAGTTCGTATGACCGGAGTATTAGGTGCTCAACCTTATATTCATAGTTTGGAAAATAGTAACACTATTACTACACTATTAGTCTGGGGTTTTGGTCCACTAGCAATTGAAGATTTGCAAATTGGTACTATACCGCTTGCTAGTTATTATAATGATTTAACAACTGGTACACTAAGTCAATTAGCCCCCGCTTATCTATATGGTTATGCAACAGAAGATCAAGACAGTTTTAACAGTATTTACGGCCAAGAAATTCAACAAGTATATGCAAGTGCAGGCGGCCCTGTAGAACTAGTAAATAATACTACTCTAGGAAATCCTTGGACTGAAATTAGTTTAACTGATCAAGTTACTAGCTTGGCACTTAGCTTTACATTTCCGCAAGGCTGTAGGGCAATTAATGTAAAAAATGGTGATATTAGCACTGCACGAACAGACATAGAAATTCAGTATAGACAAGCTTATGATGCTGACGGCGCTAGATACACTGGTGAAAGGGGTTGGATAAAGCAGGGTGCTTATGCTGCAGGCGCTACTACTAACTTATTAAATAGTCAGACTAAAACTTGGGTTGTTGCTACTCCGGGGCCTATTGATTTTCCTGAAACTACTACTAATCCTGATTACGGCACACTATATCAGTGGCATACTATTAGTATAGGTCAAGGTGGCAGACTTACACTTTCATCAGGTACTCCTACGCCAAATGCTACAGATACTGTTGTACCCGATAATATAAAATCATATTACTATCAGAAAAATTTTGCCAGCCTATCTCTAGTTGCTGAACCTTGGTCAAGTACTGGTGTATACGCTATTGGTGATTTAGTTAAATATGGCGGAGTAGTGTACGCTAGTTTACAAAATCAAAATACTAATCATCAACCAAATGGTACTAATTTTAATGTGTACTGGTCATATCCAGGGCCTTCAAGTACTTACTTATACGCAGTCAAACCACAAATACCTCAGGGTGACATAAAGCTCTATGATTTTTGTTTAAAAACTGCTACTGGGCTTTATGGTTCCAAAGTTGATTATCGTGGTACAGTAGACGTTAACTATACAGGATTTGATCTTAGTATTAGTAATAACAGCACAGCTCAGCTTGATTGGGTACAATCAACTCCTAGTTCTGTAACAGTAACTCTTAATGGTGGTAAACTATTAGGTTTAACTACAAACTATCAAACAGGCGTAGAAAATTTAATTTTTAATGGTACAAGTTTTACTGGTGTTACTACAGGTCAAAATACTGTTTCTACTTGGTCATCCCTATTAATTAGTAATGGATTTTGGGTAGGAGGTAATAGCGTTGTAGATGTAAATGCAAATATAACATTTCCGGCTACTGGATACTATACAATTGAATTATCCGCAGCAGGTTCTGCAGATTTATATATTGCTGGTGAAAATTATGACAGTCCTGGCAATCAAAGTAGTTGGGCTGCCGTAAATGCAACTGCAACAGCCGCTTTAGCAGAAGGCAATGTAACACCTGTGCTTAGTATTAATAATAATTATTTTGGCAGCAAATTCACCAACCTAGTTAATGTTACACAAGGTACTAGAAAAGTACGTTTAGTAGGTAAAAGTGACGCTAGTTTTAGTGCTGGTGGTGTGTCCTATGCTGGACGTGTTGCAGTAAAGATTACCTATATTGCTGGTGGTAATTTAAATCCTAATCCACAAACTAGTAATACTATTTCAATAGGTATTGCAGGTACCTATGAAAAACGCAAAGATCCATTTAACTATACATACTGGTTTTATAGTTTACCAAAAGCACAATATGATATTAGAGTACGCAGAGCAAATGTAGATACAGATGAAATTGGCGATCTTAGATATTTTTATAATGTACAAGTTAATTCATTAACTGGATTTAGTAATAATGGTCCTACAGTAAACCCACCCGGCTGTTATTTAGCAAAAAGTGCAATTAGGCTAGAAAGTACTGGAAAAATTAATGGTACTGTAGATGGTATTAATGCACTAGTAACTACTAAAACATATGACTGGGACGGTACTGGCTGGGACAATACCAACTCTAGTATACCTGTTAATACACTATCAAATGGTAAACACTGGATACCAGATCAACCTACTAATAATCCTGCTAGTTTATTTATTTATGTGCTTACACATTGTGCCAATGCCTATGCAATACCATTAACACAAGTAAGTAGTCAAATTGATTTATTAAAATTACAGGAATGGCATACATTTTGTTATGTTAAAAAACTAGCCTTTAATAACGTAATTACAAATACTCAAAGCGTAATGGATACGCTTAGAGATATTTGTGCTGCAGGTCTTGCTAGCCCTGCTTTAGTAAATGGAAAGTGGACAGTTGTTATTGACAGGCCAAGACAATATGTAACTCAACATTTTACTCCACATAATAGTTGGGGGTTTGAATCAACAAAAACACTGCCAAGACTTCCTGATGCACTAAGAGTTACTATTCAAGATGAATCTAAGGCATATCAACCAGACGAGTTTTTTGTATACAGAGAAGGTTTTACAGAATCAACTGCAAAAATTTATGAACAAATAAATTTTCCTGGTGTAACCAATAAAACTCAAGCAATATATTTAGCTAAATTTCACCTAGCGCAAGCAAAATTACGACCAGAAACATACAGTATTAATGTAGATTTTGAACATTTAATTTGTACTCGTGGTGATTTAGTAAGAGTTTCACATGATATTCCTCAGTGGGGTATTGGAACTGGTAGAATTATAAAAATTGAAAATCCTACCATTAATACTACTAAATTAACTTTAAGCGAAGAATTCTATATAGAGCCTAATAAAATATATATTATTAGAATTAGAACTACACAAGGTGCAATAGTAAAAACTTTTAGTACCCCAGTAACTATTGGTGCTGCACAATATACAAATGAAATAACTATTAATGAGCAGTTATTACTGTTATCTACTCCACCAGCAGTAGATAATTTGTATATGTTAGGAATTACTACTACATTAATTCCTACTACTTATACAGATTCTCAAGAACTAATAGTATTAGCTGTTGAAACGCAAAGTAATAATACTGCTAAACTTACACTTACAGATTATTCACCAACACTATATGACGATAATTTTAACAATGATGTATTTTTACCAAATATTACTGGATCGTATACCGATGTATTAATACAACGTATTATAGAAATACCAATTATTCTTAGTACAACTAGTGATCCACTATATGCAGTACAAATATCTCCAGGTATTTATCAAAATACTATGGTTGTGGCAATTGGGCACCCTACAGGACTTCCAGCACTGGCAACTAAAATTCAACTTGCTATTGTTGAAGGAGATGCTCAATTTAATGATGATACCCTAACTGGAGTTATGACAGTTGATAAATCTCAAAGCGCCTTTACTATACCAGGTTTAATCTCCAGTAAAGGATATAAGATTAAAGTTAGATATTCTAATGCAACTGGTAGTATTGTTGGACCTTGGTCATATCCACCGGTTACAGTCTCTATTACTGGAAAAACTGGTCAAAGCTACTTGGAACCACCAGCTATTGATGTACTATTAGATGATCACTATATCTATGTTACTCCACAAAATTTTGATTTATTAAATAACAGTGATTTTAAAACTTTTGAGTACAGAGTTTATAGAAATCCTGGTAGTGGGGATTTTTGGGAATTAGGTTCTGGTTTGGATGATATAAAAACAGTTCAAACTCGCGGCCCAGGCAGAATTAATCTTATTGAATTTAATCTAGGTACTGGAATTAATCCTACGCCTAGAATTACTTATACTGGAGTTCAGTATAGAGTAGCCTGCAGAAGTGTAGATACAAATAACAACTATAGTCGTACTAGTTCACTAGGAGTAGTAACTGTGACTCATATAAAATAAAGGATTACTATGACAGTAAAAGCATATTTAAATCCTGGAATTAAATCCTTAAATTTAAGCATAAGTTCTCCTACAGATACATATAGTGGTAGGTATAGAAATGATTTAAATACAGTTAAAGTTTGGTGCTATTTAACTTCTGGAGCGGATCTAACTACACAAAGCCCGCCAACTGGTAATTTAGTATACGATGGTTTAAGCCTACAAGTTCATATACCTAATTTAGTACCTAATAGCAGGTACTTTGTTAAATATGCGCTAGTATCTAATATTGACCCTAGTGCACTAGGTTATACTGTTTCTGAGGAGTTAAGTCAGTTTGTATATGCTAATCCTACAGATGGGCAATACTTATTAGCAGGCGATGGTGCAGGTGGTTTTCAAAATGTTACACTAGATACTGGTTTAACACTTGCTAATAATACTTTACAAACTACAGGACTTGCAAAAACTACTGAAAGTTATGTAGTTATGGGCTATAGTGGTCAGCTACTTAATGAGCGTCAGTTAACACAAGGCACCGGTATAATTATTACTGATGATGGACCAAATAATAAAGTTACTATTAGTCTTGGTGGTACTGGTGCCTTAACCAGTGTTGGTTTAGGTACTCCTAATAATTTCTTTTTAAGCGTATCTGGTAGCCCTCTTACTGCTAACGGCAATCTTGGATTAAGTTATTCACCCGGCAATGCTCTACCAGTTACCTCAGGCGGTACTGGTAGAGCAAATCTTGGTAGTGGATTGTTAAAGGGAAATACTACTGGTTCAGTTATTACAGCAACAGCCGGAGTAGACTACCTAGGTCCTACTAGTGGCCAAGATTTATTAATGGGCAATGGTACTGGTGGTGCAAAAAATGTCAGCATTG